TAACGAGGGGTAAACTTTTAAAACTAAAATGGTATATCACTAGGGATATTGTCATCTGGTAAGTCATCAGACGATTGCTGTTTAGCATCACCTTTGGTACTTACCATCTTCATGATACCCATTCTAGGGATAATGATAGAAGTATTATAACGCTTGTTACCATTATTATCTGTGTATTCAGATACATCTATCTCACCTTCGAGATATAACATTGTACCTTTCTTCACATAGTTCTTAATAGTCTGTGTTAGATTAGGATCAAAGGTAGTAACCTTGTGCCAAGTAGTTTTCTCTTGCCACGTACCATCTTTGGTCTTGATCTTCTTTGAAGTTGCCAGGCTAAAGTTAGCAAACTCATCACCTTTGCTGGTAGCTTTAATCTCTGGATCTGTACCCAATCTACCTACTAGTATTACTCTGTTAATCATATTACCTCCTTAACTCTACTAGGTTATTATTCTGCTTTACCTTTGGTCTAGGAAAAGCCTTTTCAATCTTTCTAATGATGTCATTCATTAGTAGATTCTCACACATTCTAATTGCTTTCCTCTTAGCAGTTGCGTAAGAATCCCAATCAGATTTATGTTGGTTCTTGATGAGAGTATCATCAATCGTTAATCTCCATTTAGTAACGGAGTCTTGAAAGCGAGGAGTTACCTTCACTATGTTTACTATAATGTTGAGGCTATGCCCATACGCTATAGTAGTTTGGTAATGTCCAGCTCTTATACACTTCATGTAACCTCCTTAACTTTTGATTTGTCTACATTAGATTTGATATCTGCTTTGACTTTTTCAATGTACTTAACATTATCGTGCATCCCTAAGAATACATCTGCACTAACACCAACATGAGATAATGCTTTAGTTAATGCGTCAGTCATAGCTTTCTTAGTACATTCATCATCTAACTTACCATTAGTTTTATGTAATGATTGTACAGATGATACTGGTCCGTAAGTTTGTACTGGTGTTTCTAACCATATACTTACTTCTGCAAATACATTTGCTTCGGTATATGTATAGTTAGCACTCCAACCCCAACCAATACCACATGGACCAAACACTTCAGTCATCTTCATGATCTGATACATTGGATCAATGGTAGTAAGATCACCAAATCCTTTGTTAATCTTTTTAGTAAATCTTGGATCAGTAGTTTTTAGTTGATCCCAATATCTTTTATTCGTCATTACTTCCTCCTATGTTATTGAAGTCTACATAATCAGCAGGTTCTTCCTCATTGATTATATGTTGCCAAAACATTTCCTCTGCATTGAGTAGTTTCTTTTGAAACTTTTGATCTTTTTCAATCATAAATGCTTTGTACTTGTTGTTACCAAAGATCACTGATAGCCAGGCTCTTGGTAGTCTAGATACCATCATGTAATGCTGCACTTGTGCATAATACTTTTCTAATATGGTATCATCTTTAGTGAAGGCATGAACGTGTTTGGCTTCAAACACACCCTGCTTCTTAAAGTTATCATCTAATACAAATCCATCTAGATTAGCATAGATGTAATCATAGTCTTTGTGATACAACACATCCTCTGATTCTTGTACATATAAACCATTGTTATGTGCTGCAAACCAATCTCTATTGAATGACTCGGTATATATACCTAGCTGTACTGGTAGTACAAACGAAAGATCATCTTGTTCTTTTAGACCTTTCTTTTCTAGGTAAAGGTTCTTCCATTCACCAGCTACTAACTTAGTAGCATCACTACCCCCTATACCTTTTGTTCTGTCGAACTTGTTTGGTTCGTTTGTTGATGTCATCTGTTACCTTCCTCTCGATAATATTATCAAATTGTTTTTTTCTAGACCATATATCATTTGCTATTTGTTTGATGCTAGGTTGAACATAAGGTTTGTTTAGTTCAATACGTAAAGCATTAGCTACATCCCTACCTTTTTCTAGATATGCAAAGTAACAAACAGATCTGATCCATGCTTGTTTACGTTGCATAGGATCACGCATATTATATTTAATACGTGGTGGTCTGAGTTTCTTTTCATTAGCTAGTTTACGTGCAAGGAACTTAGGATCTATCGTATTCATCTATGGCTTTTTGTAGATACCACATAGCCTTCTGTAGATCTACGATTCCTCCTTTGAACTTATGTCTAACAATATATTTTATCACATTTCCTAATGGATAGGATAATTTTTTTTCCATTATGAAATCATAAGTTTCAATTTTGCCTTGCTTGTAATGGCTTGGATTTATCTGATCTGTCATAGGGATTCCACCTCACATCTATTAGTCTATAAGTCTTACCACTATACACTGATTTCTGTGGTGTGCCTATATTTAAATCAATATCTTTAAGCCTTGATGGTGTAAGCATCATCACTTCACCTTTGTGAACTGCCTGGATAGTATAGTTCTTATCAATAGCCTGTTGAATTTCGTAATCTCTTAATGAGATGTACATACCTTTCCATAGTTTTTTAACTATTCTTGTTTTTGTTTTCATAGTAACTCCTATTGTAACATCTGATACACAAAAAATTTTTCTTTGTTGTATCTACTTGTATCATCATTGGTACTGTATAGATCCTACTACATAGAAAGCATTGTTGGATGGGAGTACTTTTGGAGGAGGAAGGATTAGATTGTACTCCCATCTAAACTCTACGCTGCTTGGCTAAACCAAGCCATGTTAGACACTTTCCTCTCTCTATCATAGCGAGTATTTACTGAATCGCTAGGATAATGTGTACTCCAATGTGTAATTGCTTGATATGCACTGAATTTATTAGGTCCAAATTGTTGTGCATAGTTACCATTGTACTGGTCAAGTATGTAATTCTTGTGTTGTTGATTGACATGACTCTTGTCAGTACGTGTTGGTTGATAACATAATCTATCTACCTCAGACTCAAACTGATAGTCATCTACTGGTATTTCTAACCAGTTAGTCATGTAGTTATGTACAGTTTGTAGTCCATCAAGAGCTGTATAACCACCAGGTAATGCTAGTTTAATCTCACCACTACCTTTGTGTGCAGTATTCAAACTGATATCCCATACTGAACTCTTGAGTCCATTAAGACATAGCCATAGATAGAAACCTAAATCAAATCGGTATGAACGCATGGCATTGTAGCTGTTCCATATCACAGCTTCTAGACCAATGGATGTATCTTTGAATGGGATCTGATACTCTGGTAAAGAAAATCTAGTAGCCATTACAGCACCATTGTTAGAGTGCTTGTGCTGTTCAATCATACCGTTGGTATCAAAGTGTTCATTAAGAAAGTCTACTGCTTTGTCATACGCTGTGTCATGTGAGATGACTCGGTATGTATTCTTGTGAACTGCAATCAGTTCGTTGTTCTCATCTTTAACCAACTGTTTGTAGCCATCTAGCTTTGTACCATGTTGGTTGTATACAGGTTCTTCACGTACCTGAAATGTTAGTTCTTGTGGTAACATATTGTTCCTCCTTTGTTACATTCGCCAAGGGCGAGGGATTAGTGTTATTACCCTCATGCTTTCAGCTACAGATATACATTCATCATTTGCCTACTTACAACCACCTCCGAGTACCTCAGGCATTTGCCCATACTTCATCTTCAGTGTACCTTACGCCTCTGTATAGACGTTATTCAGTCAGCCGATACTGATAGCTATTCAGTACCACGAAACTTTGAGGATGTGCAGATCGGCACTATTATATCTGCATTAGTAGAGATCAAGCTACTTATACCAACATCCTCTCGCTCAGCGAAACTTATAATTCTGCTCTAAATGAACAGAACTTATCTGATTTAACACGATCTAGTATCTTCTTACCTAGTTCATATCGTGCATACCATTCTAGATAATGATTGTATTTACTTTTTTTATATGTTTCTATTGATAGACCTGGCTTAGGTACAGGTACATTCAATACCTCACATACTTCTTCTCTTGTATAACCTTGATCTGGTTTAAAGAAATCATCTAATACTTTCTTTTTATCACCAAGTTGTTCTAAGCACATATCCAAACCTTGTTGTATCTTTTCTAAGTTTGATTCATCAAAATAATACTCAAGATAATCTGGTTGAAATCCTGCTGATCCAAAGAAATCTGCATCATCACTGGATTGTATACCAAACCAGAACTTACCTTCTATATCGCCTTCGTAATATCTACCCATTGTTTATTTGCTCCTTTAGTTTTGCTGTTGATTCATTTAAATACTTAATCGTATGAGTAACTTGTATCATTTCTGCTTCTACATTATCTATAGTGTTACAGAACTGAGTTACCATTTCGTTGTGTACTAATACAACCTCATCAAATTTATGCTTAACATCAAACTGTACTGCATCTTTACTAAGTGCATCATACATTTGTTGTACTGTTTCAATCCATCTTAGTTGTAATACTTTCATAGATTCATTACTCATTATCATTTTCCTTCATGTCTACTTTTTCTAGCCATTCACCATGTCCTTCACATTCTTGACATTGGTCTATTTCATCTGGTGCATCACCCCAAGGGATGACACCTGTGCCATTACATCTAAAGCATGGTACTGATACACTAAATTCTACTTGTTCTAGTTTCATTCATCCTCCAAGTTATCTTCGATTAATTTATTAAGACGATCTCCTATGTCTTTGATCTTACTATCTAAATCATTAGATGCTTCATGAATATACTTAGCATCAGTCATGATAACTCCTGCTGCTTCTTGGCATTTAATAAGATCAGATAGTATTGATTCTAGTTTAGATACTTCTAATAGTTTCATTGATCTACTCCTTGTGGTATATCTTCGTAGTCTGGATCTGGATAGTCATCTCTGATTGCATCATCAACAACTTCATAGATCTCATCTTTTAGTCTGAATGGATATCCTCCTTGTAACATAGATATGTAACAGTTTTCTTTGAGTTCATCCCAAGTATCAAATCCTACTTGTTTGTTTTCTTCATATATCTTAGCTAGATAATCTAGTCCTTCATCATCTAAATAATCACCGTCATAGTCTGATGGTGGTATATCACTGTCTTGTATCTTTTTTAGTAAAGACATTACTTCTTCTTTCTTTTAGGTGTTGGATTACTATCAACATCCTTTAGATGTACTGCTATCTTAGTTAGATTGTTTGTAAGAAATACAATACCAATCCATATTGGTGCAGCTACTACTGACACAACTAGTGTTGGGTTAATACCCATGAATAAACACATAGCAATAAATCCTCCACCAAGACCACAGTATATTAGTAAGAACGTACCAATGTACTCAGCATAGCCAGTAAATTTACCACCTGTAATTTTTTTTACCCCCCATTCAAATATCTTTTGAATAGTATTGTAAGCGAGTTTTGTATTTGTCATTCCTTCTCTCCTTTGATTTTATTATAACACGACTACTCGGTATATTCAACGTACCCCAGGTCGTCGCCTAAAAAAAAATAGTTGGATAATGGGGTATAAACCCCACTATCCTAAGTGAAACTGTTTTAGTAACCAAACATTTGGTCATTGACCTGACGTATCTTTTGTACTTCTTCAGGTGTCATATCAGATAATGTTCTCATCTTACCTTTAGATACTTTGGTAATCTTCCTATCTTTAGGATGCTGTTGATACAGCTGTTCATATAATCTGATAGTTGCTTCATTGATAGCTTTGAACTTTTCAGCCAATGCATTCCATGTTTTGCCTTGCAATACCATATAATTAGCATTGGTTTCAGCTATCTCTTGTCCTGATGTGGACTCCCTTTCAACCTGATAACTGTTCATCTGCTTGTCTTTGTAGTACTGAGCATTTAAGCTGAATGACATAACAGATTGTTTGGATGAATTATACATTTGCCATAGTAATAGCTGACTGTAATTGACATCCACTTCAGATGTTTCATCAACAAGATGTCCTATGATTTCAAACCAGTCCTGATTAGCAACCATAGTAATAGCTTGGATGTTAGCTTCATCTGTTTCTAAGTGTTTAGGTTTATTTGTGTATGACATAATTTACCTCCTCTACATCATTGTAATCTAGTTCTTTACCATACATTGTTCCTTGAAGTCTTTGTCTTTCAAGTTCAATTTCATCTTTATCTACTCCTGCTTCTTCAAGATATTTAATTCTATCTAATATCTCACAGGCTTCTTTTTCTAATGGATTATACATTTCTAATTCCTTCCTTTTGAATTACGCTATGCGTTTCTCCTCCATCATTGAGCTTCATCCACTCATGTAAATCTATCTTCTTGACATCCTCACTACCACGTTCCAAGTACTTACCATATAACTTACTTGCATCATCATAGTTATATTCTTCCCATGAATGTGGAAACTCAGTGTTATAACATAGTTCCTTATGTACAAAGGCAACAGCTGTAGCCATTTTGTCAAATCCAAAGAGGAAGTATGTATCTCCACCTTTGAATTTATAATATCCTTCATCCCATGACTGAGCATCCATATTGTAATCCTCATAGTATTGAGTGTGTACAACATATATTTTGTTACTTGTATTCATTGTATATCTCCTTTGATATGATGAGAGTCGATCTCTCGTTAATGCCTACTTTAGCAACCATAGATTCTAAGACAGTCAGTGCGACCAGTTGTTTGACCGTTTCACGAAGTGAAATATACGCCAAGCTAACTTGTTGCACCTAGAGCCTTTATGGCTTGACTGGTGAAAGAATCTACTGGTAGTTCGTGGCGTGTACATAGCTGATATCCCCCCTAACTCTGTCGCCACGAATAGAGCATTATCGAGAGAGAGTAAATCTAACCATTGGGTTGCCTGTGTCTGTATGAGATATAGAGGACACGAAGAAGGCTATCGCCATAGCCGACTGAGGTAATAAACAAGCCATAGGTCAATGGTTAGATACAACTAATTGTCGTATATTCGAGGGGGAGAGAGCACGAGAGAGGGAACATCTCTCGTCAGATACAATCTGTTACAATTTAAGACTTGACAGAGAATACCGTAGCAAGGTATCTATCGTTATGGGTAGTCAAGTAAAAGGATCAGACGGACTGACATTCAAACAGAGGAAGCTCGTCGATACCCTCGTAGCAGAGGGATGTAGCATAGCAAAAGCATCACAATTAGCTGGATACGCAAAGGGAGAAAGTGGTAGAGTAACTGCTTCAAGGACATTACGTCTCCCAAAGGTACAAGAGTACTACCGTTCACGTGTAGCTGAGATAGGACTGATAGGTGCAATCCCAGCAGTCAAGACAATCGTTAGACTTGCGCAGGAAGCGAAGTCAGATTACGTGAAGCTAGAAGCCAGTAAGGATATCCTTGATAGGAGTGGGTTCAAAGCTCCTGATAAGGTACAACACCAGGTGGGTGGAAATCTCTCGATCAAGATTGATCTAGATTAGATGAGGGGGGTTAGAAAACAGGAGCGACAGCAGAGAGAAAGGTCCTCTACACACAACATAGGCGAAAAAGGTCCTTGTTACAATCAGTTACAGATATTAAGATGGACACACAAAGAACACGTTAAGTATTGTCGTTGTCGAGAGTGTGGTGAGTTCGCTCCGTTTCATGTTAAGAACGAGATAGGGAGTTATTATTTCCTATGTTTTGAACATTACAAACAGCGTTGAAAATATATTTTTTTTTAGTAAGGTACGCTTATGGCTACAAATAAAACAGAAAGTCAGGTTACTCATAACAAAGCTGTAAAGAAGTTAATAAATGATGGACCTCCTGGCAGAGGTAACAAGAAAGACTTAGTATCTTTTTCTTTGTTTAATAATAAAACTGGTAAATCTATCTTTACATTCTCATTGTTTAAGAAAGATCAGAAGAAAGCAGTAAATGCTTTAAAGAAAGTAAATAAACCACAGAATCGTAAATTTAAATGAGTCAAAGTTTATTAAAAAGGATAGGTGTATCTGGATATAACAAACCTAAACGTACCCCTGGACATCCCAAGAAATCTCATGTCGTAGTCGCTAAAGAAGGATCTAAGATCAAAACTATTAGATATGGAGAACAAGGTGCTAAGACTGCTGGTAAACCTAAGGCAGGGGAATCTCAAAGAATGAAGATGAAAAGAAAATCATTTAAGGCAAGACACGCCAAGAATATAGCTAAAGGAAAGATGTCAGCTGCGTTCTGGGCTAATAAATCAAAATGGTAAGTAAGGTAAACGAAGCAGGTAATTATACCAAGCCTGGAATGAGAAAGAGTTTATTTCAGCGAATTAAAGCTGGAGGTAAAGGAGGAAAGCCTGGACAGTGGTCTGCTAGAAAGGCTCAGATGTTAGCCAAACAATATAAAGCTAAAGGTGGTGGATATAAATGAAGAAGCCACAACAAAGTTTGAAAGCATGGACTAAACAGAAATGGAGAACCAAATCTGGAAAGCCATCTGGAAAAACTGGTGAACGCTACTTGCCAGAAGCTGCGATCAAGTCATTGACTGCTAGTGAATATGCAGCTACAACTAGAGCGAAAAGAAAAGGCAGTAAGAGTGGGAAACAATTTGTTAAACAACCTAAGTCTATTGCCGCTAAAACAAAACCGTTTAGGAGGGTTTCATAATGCCTAATGTAGGAAAGAAAAAATATCCATATACCAAAGCTGGAATGGCAGCTGCTAAGAAAGACGCAAAGAAGTCTGGAAAGAAAATGACTATGAAGAAAGGGTATGGTAAGTAATGGATTGGTTAAAAACTCAATGGAATAAACTCAACAAGAAAGCAAAGATATTTATTTGTTGTGCTGCTTTATTAATTATTGCAGGTCTATTATTTAATTAAACATGAGGTACGCAGAGGAGCTATCTTACGAGGATCGTCAAAGACTTCGTAAGATAGTGAAGAAGGAACATTTCAAACACTATCCTAAAGATCTAAGATTCTCGGACCATGAAGCCGATAAATTTATAGACTCCCTCTTACCAGAAACTATCTACAAGTTAATCAAAAGATCTGTAGATAATGGTATTGCTTGACAGAACTTAATTATAAAGCTCCAGGTACAATCGTTAAAACCTTTATGAAGGATGATTCCTTCTTTAGAGGACTACGTGGTCCAGTAGGATCAGGGAAGTCTGTATCTTGTTGTATTGAAATTTTTAGACGTGCCTTAAAACAAGAACCTAGTCCAGATGGTAAACGTAAATCTAGATGGGCAGTGATTAGAAATACTAACCCTCAG